CTCTAACAGCTCCGCTACCAACTCAAAAGCCTGAGATACAGAAGTTGTACCCTCCAAAGGCAATTGAGCTTCAAGAGAGGGAGCCTCTTCGAATTCAAAACCGAATGATCCGATTGCTGTGCCGGTTATCAGAATCTGATTCTGGGCCTTATTTGGTATTGGGCCGAAATCGTTTAGTACGCCGCCTATAGAAGCAGCAACAGCCGCAATAGCTTCCGAAAATTTTGCAGTTGCTATTGCACCAAACTCAGCGACGACACCATGAACGCCCCAAACAGGCGCGCCTCGATATGTAACCACAGCCTTAGCTGGCGAGAATGCGCCGCGTCCTGGGTCTTGAAGGCGGGAGGCGATCTGATCCTTTCGTGAGTTCATCGACAGCTTAGCCAGATTGCTCAAACCTGGCTTGCGAGACATGCGATCCAAAAAATTGATTTCAGCCTGCGCATGGGTGAATTCAGTTCTGTTCATTTTGGACCTCCATCTTGCGATTCTCCAGAAGCTGCCTAGCAGCGGCGTCATGGTCCGGCTCAAGCCTGACGCTCAAAAAACCTTTCCACTGCTGAGATCTTCTGTGAGACCACATACTGTACCAGTATGCTGACATCTCAATCAAAATTTCAGGAGGCTCTGACAAGGGGAGCAGATAGAAGTCAACCTTATAATTTTCTTTAATCCAGGGGTTGTCCGTTAGCATCTGAATGTCCGCGGGCTGAAGTGCATTCTCAACGCCTGGCGCGATCTCAGCGAACGTCACAACATCCATGTCATTAGGTGCTCTGCCTTCCAGCAGCTCCACGTGCTCCATAAAGCTGCCGTCCAGCCACTGGAAGCCTGAGACTATTCCAACCCTGTGCAGCTCCGCTCGATGGGAAAGATAGCCATCAAGGATCTCGCATCTCTCAAGGGTAGTAGAGAATCGTTCTACCACCTGCGCAACATCTACTGGATATGGCGCCCGCTCCAGTGAGGTCGGATCATTTTCATCGATCGGCGGAATTATCCCTTGATGGTTCCATAACGGAATCAACATTTACCTCCTTGTGGTGCCGAGAAACACGGTAGTTTTAAGAAAATGATGCCAAAATTGGTTCTTGCTGGCGGGTAAGACAGATCATTCTTCTTCGTCGCGCTAGAAGACGCGCCCAAGTATCCCCGCCTACTCAGTCTTCCCCGCACAATCCTTCCCGCCTTCACCTCATTTGCGTAAGCACTCAGCCTGCTGCAGCGATTCTCAGCGCTATCGCAGCCTCAAGAATCTTGTGTGCCTGAGCCATGACAGACTCAGCCAATTCGTCACTTCCAGCTTCTTTTAGAGCGTCCACCACATCGAGAAGTCTGGCCACCTCGGCCTCAATGGTACGGATGGAATCGCCTATCTGGTATTGAAGTGAGTGCGCCATCTTGAAAACTCCTCGCCCGAATCGTCCGCATCTCACCGTCGCGGCAGGTCATTCAACCTCCGCCCTGGTGATTACGCCGGCCTTCACCTCATCCGCATACCCGGCCAGGCGATCCTCAGTCTCCTGAAAGCTCACAGCAATTCGCAGAAGCTCTTCAGCCTTTTCCTCCTGACCTGCCTCTGCAAGCTTTCGGGCTGCTTGAAGCAGGTCCACGCCAGACCACTTGAGCAGGGCAGCGGCTTGTTTCAGGTCACGTCTAAGGTCTTGGTTGGGCTTGGTGAGGGGCATTAGCTATACCAAATGAGCATTCCAAACGAGTAGTACGCGCGCCTGGATGTAGGTATCTTCAGCTCTAATTGTTTGAGGCGGATGCCGAGGGTTGTCAGAGAGCATGTTTATCTGCTCGTCACCCAACCACTGAAGCCGCTTGATGTAGAGGTGACCCTCCCAGGAGAACATGTAGATCCCATCACCCGTGAACTCACGGATGCTAATATCGACTAGGAGCGGGTCGCGGTGCTTGATCGTTGGCGCCATCGACTGACCCCACCCTGTCACCATCTTGAGATGGAAGTGCTCTTTGAACTCAACTCCCATCTCGCGAAGATGTTGTGGGCTCACCCTCACGTCCTGGAGCATCTCTGGATAATCGTGTGGAATTTGCCCGCCACCCATAGCGGCACGGACGTCGTAATGCGCAATCCACACCTCATCACCGGCCAAGCCTGGTCGATAGTAGTCGACCTCGATGACACCGCCGCCATCATCAGCTTCTGCAACTGCAAGCAACCGCCTGCGGGCATCATCAGACAATCCTTTCCCTTGCTTGGAAAGCATATTCCGGACGATATCCGCTGCCGATTGGGGGTGACTCTCACTATCGCCACTTTCGACTTCAGCGAGCTTTGAAAACTTGGGCTCGTCACCGGCACCATGCTGGAGCCATTCGATTTTTACACCAAGCGCGCCCGCAATAGCGTTCATCTTGGCAGGCCCTGGCAAGGTCTCACCATTTAGCCACTTGCTCGAAGCCTTAGGCGTGACTTTTGCTATTTCTGCCAGCCGAGCGCCTGCTCCCCACTGGTCAATGCCGTGGGCGGATAACGCTTTTTTGAGGCGAGCAACGAACGCTGCGCGAATTTCTTCTATCTGAACCATTGGTTCAGCATCGCACGGCCTTGCATGTACTTTCAGTTCCGACATAATATGTACTGTAAGTTCATAAATAACTCGGAGGCCTTATGCGGCCGCTAAAGAAATCGATCGATGACGCTGGCGGCGTACCGGTGGTTGCCCTGGCCTGCGGAAAGTCTCCTCGGGCCGTTTACAAGTGGCTTACCGCTGACTGCCTGCCGCGCACCGAATACACCGGTGAGACGCGCTATGCCGAGCGAATTGCTGCTCTAGCTGCCGCCAATGGAAAGCCGTTCGAGCCGTCTTGGTTGCTCGCGGAAGCCCACCCAAAGAAAGCCGCCGCTTAACCCCGTCACTCCCAACTGCGGAAGCGAAACCATGGCCTACGGAAACAAGTCGCATCGCAACACCCATCAACTGAAGTCTCGCCTGAATGACGACGCCTACGCCGCTATTCAGGTGGAGGCGCTGAAGCGTGAGATTCAGCCGGGCGCATTGGTTCGCGACCTCACGTTGGCGGCTTTGCGGTTCAAAGAGAGCTATGGGTACTTCCCACTGATCGACGACAACGAGCTGGAAGGTTTTCCGGCGCTGGCCGAGCTGGCCCGCGAGCTGAAGATTCAACCCGCTGTACTCGCGCGCGATCTCATCCGCGCAGCCCTGCAAGCACGACGAGAGCAGGACGCAATCACCAAGGTCAACGACAAGAAACTCAGCGCCTGACTAGGCCATGGAGGGAGCAATGCCTGCAATACCGGAAGTAGGGCAGTACACGCAGGACGAGAAGGACCAGCTTGAACAGTGGGCTGATGAAGTCGGAATCGGCATGGATCAACTCGCTGACCGGATTCTGCAAATGACGGAGCGTGCGATAGAGCGGCGCAGTGCGGCTCGACTCGCAACCGATGCAGCAGCCCGGCGAAGCCGTCTTGCTGCTCATTCTGCGCAAGAAGCCCAGGCAGAAAACGTGGTGTCAATTTTCCCTTCGAGGTAACGGTCCGGCCCCTTATTAGGTGCCGCGACAGCTGAGATTGGACCAGGCGGGGCTGGCACCTAATTCGGGGCCATAGAGAAAAAAGGGTCATGGGTTCATCCGTGATCAGTTGATGAACGAATGATCGCCTGGTTGGCATAACGCCACCACGGAAACAGAAACGAGGTTTTACGAATGGACAAGTTCCTGCGGGCCTGCCACGACGCGGTCAAGGACAACGAAGCAAAGTCGCTGAGCGCCAAGATGGGTGTTCCGCATGTGAGCCTGCTCCAGCGCTCGAACCCGGATAACGACGCTCACCATCTGACCATCGAACATCTGTTCGGGATCTTGTTGCACACCGGTGAAATGCGCCCTTTGGTGACGCTGGCGGATCAGTTCGGTTTCGACCTGGTTGCGCGGGAAAAACCTGCAGTCAAGCCGTTGATGGTTGCGCTTGGGCAGCTTTCGGCTGAGTGCGGCGATGTTGGCCGGCTGATCTTTGATGCTGCTGAGGACAAGCACATCAGCCAGCACGAAAAGGCCCAAGGCGAGAAAGCCATTTTGGAAGCCATTGAGGCGCTCCATGTTCTGCGCGAATCACTGAAGGCCGCTTGAATCGCAGACACAAAAAAGCCGGGCTGCAACCCGGCTCTTTCAACAACTTGTAAAACACAGAGGGGCCATTATGAACACGATCGTCGCTCCAAGCAATACGGTCACCATGTCGAGCCGTGAGATCGCCGATCTCACTGGCAAGCAGCACAAGGACGTCATTCGTGACATCCGAGTGATGCGCAAGGCGCTGTCAGATGATGGCGCAGATCTGCGCCATCTTCGGGAAGTGAAGGACGGGCGGGACTACACCGCTGAATTCCACCTTGATCGCGTCCTGACTGAAACCCTGTTAACCGGTTACAGCATCCCGCTTCGTCATCGTGTCGTGACACGTTTAAGCGAACTGGAAAACGTGTCACGACACGTTGTCACGATCCCTCAATCCCTTCCCGAAGCGCTCCGCCTTGCCGCCGATCTGGCAGACAAGAACGGTGAACTGCAGCGCCTGATTTCAGACCAGGCGCCGAAGGTAGCTGCCATCAAACGCCTCGCCGCCGCCGGAGGGGCGATTTGCATCACCGACGCCGCCAAGCAGCTTGGTATGGCCCCGGCGCGCTTGTTTGCGTGGCTTGAGCAGCACCGCTGGATATTCCGGCGTCACGGGGGCAAACGCTGGTTTGCCTACCAGCCTCGCATCACTACCGGCCACATGACTCATAAGGTCACCGCACTGAAGCCTGACCCGGAAACTGGAATCGAGCGCGCGGCATTCGATCCAATGGTCACCCCGAAAGGACTTACCCGTCTCGCTGAACTTCTGCAGGAGGCCGCGTAATGGCCGGCGACTGGATCAAATTCGAACTCACCACCCTGGATAAGCCTGAGGTTTGCCAGATTGCGGACTTGGCCGATATTGACCCCGACGCCGTCGTCGGCAAGCTGATGCGCGTGTGGGGATGGTTCGACCAACAAACCGAAAACGGTAACGCTCCGAGCGTTAGTAAAAAGTTACTTGATCGTCTCGTCGGCGTTATCGGTTTCTGCGAGCACATGAAATCGGTCGCCTGGATGATCGAGGCCGAGGGTGTGATCAGCCTTCCGCATTTCGAGCGGCACAACGGGAAGACCGCTAAAAATAGGCTTCTCACGGCAAAACGCGTTGCGAATCACAAGGCGAGTAACGGTAAAAGTAACGCTGCGAACGTTAGCGGTGCGTTACCTAAAGAAGAGAAAGAGAAGAATAAAGAACCTCTCTCTGCGCAGGAGTCCGTCGATCCTCGCATGCCCAGCGAAATGACCCTCGACTGGGTGCCGGACCATACGCTGCTAAAAACCTACGCCTTGCACCGCGGCCTATCGCTTGACCTGTTCACCGATGAAGTTCGCATCGCTTTCACTGCTCACTACGAACCTCAGCACCAGGTCAACACTCAGGCCGAGTGGGTCAGCATGCTGGTCAAGTGGGTGAACAACGACAAGGCCCGTGCTGCTGCCGCCTCGAATGTGAAGCAGTTCAAGCCGAAGCAGGCGCCTGCGTCTGACTTTGACGATGACGACACAGGATGGCAGAACGGGATGAACTCATGAAGACCGTCTCTGTGATTGCTCAAGACCTGTGGGCGAAAGCCCAATCCGGTGAGTTCATCGCGGCGGGAGATGTAACTCCGGTGGCGAATGAAACTCAAAGCACGTTGGTGACAGCCATCAACG